GACTTGGTCGGAAAAAGGGGGATAAAAACACGCATTACAAGCTGACTGGTAAGGAAAAACTCATTCAAACTATGCTCGAATACGGTTATTCAAAGGCAGCCATATGTCGTAAGCTTAAATGTAACCCTAAAACATTGGATGACCATTTGCGGAGAATGCATGTCCTACATAAAAATTAAGTCATACATTACTTTTGCCACTGTTCTATTAATTCATAGTTATGGCAAAAGCAGAAATCTTATTCAAGGTCATCCGCAAATGGGAAGGCGGATGGAGTGACCACAAAAATGACAAAGGTGGCAAAACCAATATGGGGATAACCTTGTCTACGTGGAAATCATGTGGTTATGACAAGGATGGTGACGGAGACATTGATGCGGATGATTTACGCATGATTACTCCGGATGACGTTTTTCATGTTTTCAAGAAGTATTATTGGGACCGTTACCAAGCGGACTTCATACACAACCAGTCCATTGCGAATATCTGTGTGGATTGGGTGTGGGCCTCCGGACGTCCCGGTATCACAAGGGTACAACAACTACTGCAAATCAATGTAGACGGCATCGTAGGGTCTCAGACGGTTGCAAGTATCAATCTGGCCAACCAACGGCAGCTGTTCGAAGCTATCAAGACAGACAGAATCCGGTTTATTGAAGAAATCTGTAAAAGGAACCCGTCGCAGCTTGTATTCCGGAAAGGATGGCTGAACCGGATCAATGATTTCAAGTTCTCTGTCCGCTGAATTCTTGTCCTTTTTTCCACTCTTTTCAGCCTTTAGTTTTGTGTCCGGAACTAAAGGCTTTTTTATGGCAATAACTGAAGAAAAGAGTTTAATGACCTCCGAGAAATTCAATCGAGGAGTTGAGAACTGGACGTGGAAAGTCAAGAATACCTCCGTAAATATTCTACAACAGACACACGCAACCGGAAGATTGCGTAGGGAACTGCAATCCCGTTGGCTGAAAGACCGTGAAGGTGGACCGGCTTATGTCGGTCTGGGTTTCCGCTTTGCCCGGTATGGTGCGTACCGGGAATATGGCGCCGGGCGTGGATATATCGTCAAGAACGGAATTATAATGAAGGGACATTCGGCATGGAGCGATAAGAAGAAACGTCAGGAACTGCGTTCTTTACGTGTTTCTGAATATCGCATCCGGCGCATGCGTACCGTTGATGAACACTATGCCGTTATCCGGCGAAGTCCCCTACCCTGGTTAGACCCTCCCATTGTGGATAACATCGAATCACTGGCTGATTTATCCGGAGAGTATTACGGTGACCAGGCACTCAAGAATGTGCTTCAGAAGTTTGATAAAATAACAATCGAAAAACGTTATGGCAAAAAGTGACAAGACAGTCAAAAGAGGTGTCTACTTGTACATTGATGGCAAGGAAATTAAGAATGACATCAATTCCATTGATTTGGAGATGAAACGCCTACAGCGTGACATTAAGGAAATGACACGCGGCTCTGAGGAATACAACCGCACCATGGCGAAGATACAGCATCTTCAGGGGATTTTAAAACAGCATCGCCAGGAGATAAAAGGCATCACCACCGAAACCAAGAAAGCGACTGTCAGTATTGGCAGTATGGTGGACTGGTTCAACCGTTTCGGTGGAGTTATCTTGTCCGTAATAGGTTTCCTTACCGGTTTTACCCTTGCCTTGCGCGCCATCAGAGACGAACGCAACAAGTTAGAGGAGTCCCAGGCCGGGCTGAAAGCCTTGACCGGACTTGATGATGACAGCATTGCCTGGTTGACCGGGCAGGCCAAGACGCTTTCCACCACCATGACCAAAGAGGGCTTGCGTGTCCGCCAGTCGGCAGCCGAAATCCTGGATGCGTTCATGTTGGTCGGTTCAGCCAAGCCGGAACTGCTTGGAGACAAGGAGGCGCTCAAGGCTGTTACGGAGGAAGCCATGCGATTGCAGGCAGCTGCCAAGGACATCACCTTGAACGAAGCGGTTGATTCACTTACCTTATCACTCAACCAATATGGGGCAGCGGCAGACCAGGCTGGACGGTTTACCAACGTATTGGCTGCCGGCTCCCAGGCAGGTTCCGCCAATATCGCAAGCCAGGCAAAGGCTATCCGGAATGCAGGTACCGCAGCGGCTTCGGCCAATGTTCCCATTGAACAGACGGTCGCATTGATTGAAACGCTTGCCTATCGGGGTATAAAGGATGAAGTGGCCGGAACGGGATTGAAGAAATTCTTTCTGGTTCTTCAGACCGGAGCGGACGAGACCAACCCTAAAATCGCCGGGTTGGATAAGGCACTGGAGAATCTGAAGAACAAGAATATGGATGCAGGCGCCATCAAGAAAATGTTCGGGGAGGAAGGCTACAATACCGCATCCGTAATCCTTCAGAACACGGAGATGGTGAAAGACTTCACCGCTGCCGTCACCGGTACCAATGTGGCGTATGAGCAGGCGGCCATAAACAGTGATACCGCACAGGCCAAACTGGAGCAGGCACGTAATAAGATGAAGCTGGCAGCCATTGACCTTGGCGAGAAGTTGAATCCGGCTCTGACGGTGAGTACGAATATGCTGACCAATGTGCTCAAGTATTTGCCGGGATTGATTGACTGGTGCAACAAATGGGGCACAACAGTAATAACACTAACGGTTCCTCTGGCAGCTTATTATACCACATTAAAGCTCATATCTCTTTATCATACTACTTACAACTTAGTCTTACGAGCAGGAATCGCCATCCAAACGGCTTACCGGGTAGCCACCACTGCTTTGAACGACGCATTGGCAGGAGATTACAAGGCAATAGGCAGGTTGATATTACAGATGCGCTCTCATAATATCGTAACCCGGACAGTGGCAGCAAGTACACTACTTTTCCGAGCAGCGCTGGAGACTTTAACCTTCCGCTTCTCTGCCGCAACTAAAGCGGCACGGGCAGCATGGGCGGTATTAGGATTAAATCCTTTTGTTGCTATTGCCACAACCGTTGCAGCCGCAGCAACAGGACTGTATATCTACGCTCAGCGTACTTCTGCTGCAGCACGTAGGCAAAAGGAACTGGTGGTTATGAATAGAGAGGCTGAAAAAAGCATTAGCGAAGAAAAAAATAAGCTGGATGCTTTACGGAAAGTGCTTGAGGATTCTAAAGAACCATATGAAAAACGGAAGGCTGCATTAGAAGATATTCAGTCCATTGTTCCGGAATATCATGCTTCATTGACGGAAGAGGGGGTGCTTATCAACAACAACACGCAAGCGCTGGACGGTTATGTAGAAAAGCTGTTGCTCACAGCCAAACAGCAAGCGGCCAATGCCAAATTACAAGAAGCCCTGGCACAAAGGTCAGAATGGATTCAGGAGAACGGTTCCGATGCCATGAAATTTAAAAATCTCGAATGGGAGATAAATGACCCCATCAATATGGACAAGTCCGTTGAGGAACTTGCAGCAGTCAACGGGATATCACCCACTGCATACCGCGTATGGGCTACCCAGAAAAAACGTCTTGACGATAACGTTCGGTATTACGAACAGATGATGCAGGATTATACCTCCCAGTTGCTTGCCATCAACGATAAATACAAGACTATTACTCCAGATTCTCCAACAATTACCGGAAACGGTGGCAGTGGTGGAGGTTCTGAATCTGAAGAAGAGCGGAAAAAACGTGTCAGCAAGGAATTGGAGGATATAGAGACTAACCACATGCAACAGCTCACCCATCTCCAGAAGCTTTATCTTGAGGGAGAAATCCAGACTAACGAGGAATATACTGCCCTTCAGATAGATTTGGAGAAAAAGACTTTGGATGAGAAATTGGCGATAATGGGGCTGGAGCCGCATGAACGTGAGAAGTTGCAGGTAAAGATGCTGGAGGCACAAATCAAGTTCAATGAAGAATGTAAAAAACAGGATGAAAAGACAGAAAAGGAGCGTCAGAAAGCATCAGACAAGATTGCCAAAGAACGCCTTTCAGTTCGTCAGAAACAGCTCCGTATCGAATTGGAAGAAGCAGCTTCCTATCATTATAGGAACCTGACTTCCGAGGAGGATTTCTCCCAGGAGGTGAACGAGATTCGGAAACGGTATTGGAATGATTTGCTTCACAACTACCGACTGACTGAGGAACAACGTACGGAGATACAGAAGGAGCAGGCCGAAGCCCAGACCGATGCCGAGAAAGAGAAATACGACAAAACCATGAAAATGCATAGGCAATATGCCTCTCTGGTGACGGATATCGCTTCCGACTTCGGAGAAACGATTGGTGAAATGATTGCCACTGGCGAACTTTCGCTGAAGAATTTCTTACGTGAAACCATTATGATGGCACTGGATGCTTTGGAACGTGTTATTGAAATCTCCATACTGGAAATCACCGCAAAAAATTTGGCGGCAACAGCTCCATTTTCCTTTATCGGTGCCGCTAAAGCAGCTGCCCAAGTAGCTGCTATCAAAGCGGCTTTTGCTGTAGTAAAAGGGATGGTTGGTAATTTCTACACCGGCGGCTATACTGGTCCCGGCGACTGGGACCAGCCCCAGGGCATCGTCCACTCCAACGAGTTTGTCGCCAACCGCTTTGCCGTGGCCAACCCGCACCTGCGCCCCATCTTCGACGCCATCGACGTGGCGCAGCGCAGCGGCAACGTCGGCAACCTCACCGCCGAAGACATCGCGGTAGTCGCCGGACCCGGCAGAACCGCCCGCACCGTCCCCGCCAAGTCGCCTGCAGCCGGTGCCACGACCACCACCAACGACCCCGCCACGGTGGCCATGCTCGTGGAGTGCACCCGTATGCTCCGCAAACTGCACACCCGTTTGGGCGAGAAAATTGTGGCCGAGACCTACGTCACCGGCAAGCACGGCATCAACCAGGCACAAAAAGAGTACCAGGCATTGACCGACAACAAATCACGCAACAAATCCAAGAAATGACCGAATTATACATCAACGGCCAACGCGCCGTACTTCCCGAAGGATTCTCATTCACCTTCACCGCCGAGAACCCTTACTTCACGCGCAGCTCCAGCTACTCGTTGGACATCGAACTGCCCATGCCCGCCAACAACATCATCTTCAAACACATCAACCGGTTAGACGTGACCAAGCAGAAAACCATTCTTCCGGCCATGCTCATCGTAGATGCCCGGTGCCTGCTCAATGGCAGCACAGTGCTGTTGTCAGTAGAAGACACACAAGTCAAGGTGCAGTTGGTCTCCGGCAATGCCGAATTCAACCTCCTGACCAATGATGACATCTACATCGACGAATTAGACTTGGGCGATATAGGCTTCAGATACGACGTTCAGGGCTTCTTGCCGGCGGCAAGAATGAGCGAGTTCTACGGATCTGTCGATGAAGCCGAATCCGTATTGCTTCCCGTGTTCTACCAAGAGGCCAAAGAAGAGAACCTTGACAACAACGTTTTCTATGAGAATGGCACCAATGATTTTGCACCGACTGACAGCATAGTGGCATGTTGGCAACCCTACCTGATTACGGCTATCCGGAGGGTGGTCGAACATTTTGGCTATACACTCGACCTTACCTTTTTCGACAACAACTTTCTAAGAGATGTCTATATATGCAATGACGTGCGCTCAAAAAAGACACCCCATGTCCAACCACACTGGACGCTTGCCGATAATCTGCCGCACTGGACGGTCTCTGATTTCTTCAATGAACTTGAGAACTTCTATTGTGCCGTTACAGTCGTCAACGAGCATACCAAAGAAGTACGTTTTGTCAGCCTGAATGACTATTTCTCAAACTCCGAGAAGATTGTCATCACCAATGACTCCTTGCTCAGAGAGTTTGAGGTGGAGATTACAGAAGAGAAGAACGACAAGGATTTGAGCCTGGGCAATATCGCATACAATTTACCGTCCCACACAAACGACGGTTACTGCCGTATCGAGAGAAACATTCTGGAAGCTGCTGCAACACAAGAGTTCGACTCTTACGATGCCTTGCTCAAAGCATACGGCACGATGACCGACAGAAACAAGAAGAACCACATCTTCATCGTAGGCAAACGCTATTACATCAACTTCAACGATGAGGAGAACAATACCGATTCCTTGCGTGAAGTGAACCTGTATGCCGACCTGGTACGCACCACTGACTCCAGTGATGACATTTCACTGAAGATTGTCCCGGTCAAAATCGCACAATACGACATGGGTATCTATAGGCTGCTGCCAAACCACAGAGGATATGAGAAGACAGGAACAATGATGATGAATGTCCCGATAGTCGGCTATTATTCCACAGGATATTCCGAAGAGTCTTTCAACATACAAGAGACCATCGAGGGCAACGGACAGAAGAAGCTGGAGAAGAACGACTGTATGGAGGTAGCCTTCAATACCGGCATCTTCAACCGCCAAAACGTGACCTTCAACGGACAGACAAAAGCCTACGACTACGCCTATCCCTTCACAGATTACCAGCAAAAGCCGGAAGCCCAGACCACCGACTTCCTCCCGTACTCCCTCAGTCTGAACGATGTCTGCCCGGACAGTATTGGGCATAGGCTGTCGACACTCAGTCTGTTCCACTCCAATATCCCTTACACAATCCAGTTCCAAGCCAATAAGCTGCCAGATGTGAATAAGGTGTTTCTTATAGGCAACAAGCAGTATTTGTGCGAGAAGATTGAGACGGAAATAGATGTCGATGGATTAAGCAAGGTACTGAAGGGGACTTTTTACCGGATAGAATAAAAAATCCCCACAGTGGCTCGAAGCTGCGGGGACAGAATGTTCAATAAAACGTCTATCAAGCTATGGATAGCGAGCCTAATTTGTTACAAATGTCGTGGATGGCATTATTAAAAATCAGCCTGTCCTGTTCACTTAGCGTATAGACACGGCCACGTACCTTGTAGCCGTAAATACGCTGTTGCAGCCAAGCCGTACTTTTCCCGAAATAATTACGGGCGATATAAGAGATTGGCACAATTTCCTTCATCTCCTTTATCTTCTCCTGCAAGGCTATTGTACGGTTCAGCTCCTCCGCTTCTTTAGCCAGTTCGTGATACCCGTTCAACAGCCAGTCGGCAATAGCTTCTGAATCGGCTTTCGTGGTGTAATGTTCTTGTATGTACAAGAACTTCTGTTGGTATTCCTCTTCCTTGTTGGTTGAATCTCCATTTAGAATGGCGGTAAGTTCCTTCAGTTCGTCATTGATTGTTTTCATAAGCAAATTTTTTTTGCCCCCTCTTTTCGTCCGAGGGGGCTGTTTTTACTTTTCTAATTCTTTTAGTTTGGTTTCCAGCATTTTTATCAGATGGTCTATTCTCAATTTTTCATCAAGTATGGCGTTCATCTTCTCTTCCGGTAACCCTTTACTGTTTTCAAATGCCCATTTCAGCATCTTTTGTTTCAACCTT